CAATAATAATGACTTGGGTGGAGATCGCGTCAACTTCTAACAACGAAGTGGGGAGCCTAGTGCTCCCCATTATCTATCTAATCAAGGAAAAATAGCCATGCCAACTCCCATGACTTACACTGATTTTGCACAAGAAATACTGACCACTATCAAGAAAATAGAAGCCAAGCTTGATCGAGTTGCTTATCAAGTCAATGCTATCTATCGTGATGAGGACCCAGTGCCCACTCGTCAATCTCATGAAGACTTTCCGCCAGATAAGACTGAAGAAGATATCAAGAATGAAGGCTCACGGATAGCCTACAACCTTATTGATGATGTTGTTGAAGTTGCCAAGTTCAAAGACTTCATTTATCACGCAAAGCAAAACTCAAAACTATTTGATCAATTCACTCGTGACTTCATTGATATAGCTGACAAGAACTTTGCTGACATTAGATTGTCAAGCAAGCATCTAGCTATACTCAAGACTGTATACACCAAGCTATACAACAAGCCTTTTCCATTTCAATATAAGCAAGGCTACATGTATAAGCTTGAAGGCTATCCATTGATATGGGAGTTCTTTGACACATGATTATCATTGGTGCAGGACTAGCAGGTCTCCTGGCGGCCAGGAGACTGCAGCACTACAGTCCATTGGTTATTGAACAACAAGAAACATTACCCAATAATCATTCCGCAATACTCAGGTTCCGCTCTAATGCTGTAGGAGAAGCATTAAATATACCTTTCAAGAAAGTGCGTGTATACAAGGGCATTGTTAATCAACATAATGAGATTGTCAATACGGTAACCATTAGAGACATCAATGCCTATTCCCAAAAAGTTGTCTCACGGACAATGGCTCGCTCTATTGTTAGCCTTGATACTGTTGATCGTTGGATTGCTCCTAATGATTTGGTCCCTCGCCTCGCTGATGGGCTACGCATAGAATATGGACAATCATTAGACAAAGCAACGTTAAGTTTGGGAATGCCAATTATCTCTACAATACCAATGGCCAAATTGACTAAGATAACTGGGTATAATGAAATATTGCATTTGAAGTATGAGAAGGTATACAACATCAATTGTTATTTACCTGGTTGTGATGTCTATCAAACGTTGTATCTTCCCTATGAAGAGCAGTGTGCTTGTTATCGTGCTAGCATTACTGGCAATAAATTGACATTGGAATGCAATCGAGAAATTGCAAATCCAGATCAGTTGATCCATTACATAACCTCATTACTGAGGCTACCAGGAAAGGTATATGATACCAGAGGCAGTTGGCAACAATACGGTAAGATCATACCAATAAACGATACTTTTCGCAAGACATTTATACTTTGGGCTACAGATAAATACAACATATATTCATTGGGGAGATTTGCGACTTGGCGAAACATTCTCCTTGACGATGTATTGAAAGACATAGACATTATAAATCAATTCATTTATCAACGTTCAAACTACCAGAGGCAACTGCACTATACAGGAGTGGAGGAAAAGATATGCAGGTAGAACTGATCAACTATACTGGCGCTGGCTCTAATGATCCGGCCAACTGGGCTGCAAGCGTATTGATCTATACAAAGCAAACTAGACTTGAGATGACACCAGGTCTATTTGAAGAAATACTCTCCTGGCCAGGAGACAGAAAGGAGCAAGAATTACAATACATGGCCCGCACTCTGCCCAGTAGTTGGGAGTTTGTGGACCTTCATTTCCTTGTTTCTGGAGTAACCAGAGCATTTACTCATCAAATGGTCCGCACTAGAACTGCAAGCTATGCTCAGCAAGCTCAACGTGTTGTAAAGATGAAACAATTCGGCTACATCGCGGGACCGTCGCTCGATACCCCAGAGAAAGAAGCAATATACCATTCTGTAATGAGGATTATCCAACATGGATACGATGATTTAATCAGTAAAGGAACATTGACACAAGATGCGCGTGGCATATTGCCCACAAATATCCTCACTAATATCAATGTAAAACTCAACTTCAGAGCATTTGTTGATCTGGCCAGGAAGCGGAGTAGCCCAAGAGTTCAAGACGAATATCGTCAAGTCATAGAACTCATGAAGAGTAAAGTGCTTGAAGTATATCCTTGGGCTGGTATCTTCCTCAATAGAACAAGAGACAAAGTTGCCTTGGAACTTAGTGTTGAACTTGCAAATATGGAGGACAAAGAACTAGCAACTAGACTTATCAAGCTTGTTGATCAACTACGGGAGGAATAGATCATGAACGATAGCATCACACCAATGACAAAGGTTCCAGAGTATCTCAATAAAACCGCTGACATCTATCTAGAAAGAAACAAGCTATACAAAGACAACTACAAAAGAGTTGGTGCAATATTCTGTGAGTTATTTCCCTATGGAATCAAACTTAACAGTGCAACAGACTTCAACAGGTTTGCTCTATTCAACCATATGTTGAATAAGATAACAAGATATGCAATGACTTGGCATGAAGGAAATGAAGACAGTCTAGATGATTTATCGGTATACGCAATGATGCTGAAGGAATTAGATGTGGAGAACAAATAATGTCCATCATATTCTTGGATACAGAAACCACAAATCTCCTGGCTGTTGAAGCTGCTGACTTGCAAAATCAACCACATATTGTAGAGATATTCTGCATTGTTACTGACATTGAGCTAAATGAGCAAGACACTTATCATAGACTGATCAGACCTCCAATATCAATACCCAATGAAGCTATCAAAATACATAGTATAACTGATGACAAGGTAAGAGACAAGAAACCGTTTGCCGCTCATTATCGTGAGTTGGCCAAACTCTTTGTAGGTTGTACTCACATGATAGGACATAACCTACAATTCGACAAGAAAATGATAGAGAATGAATTACAACGTATAAACAAAGTAACAAATTTTCCTTGGCCACCTAACCAAATCTGCACTATTGAAGAAATTCAGAAGATCAAAGGACATCGTATTTCTTTGAGCGACATACATGAAGAATTGTTTGGCTATCGGTTTGAATCAGCTCATAGTGCTGATGCAGATACTCGTGCATTGCTCAAAGTATACAAGGAATTGGTGAAAAGGGAGATGGTCAAATGTCCGACAATATGAAGCAAATAGACTATGAACAAAGACGCAGGAAACGTCTCATTGGACTACAACTAAACAACATGATAATATCCACAAGCAATATTAAACAGTTACTTGAGATTTACTCCTGGCCGCCAGGAGTTACAGCAGAACAACAGCAGGATTGGCAGACAGCATTATCTGTAATACATCGGTCTGCAAAGATACTTGAGGCTGAGTTGTTGAAGGTATATGGCTTCTATCAACCATTAATACCAAGAATGAAGGAGGATGATGACTAATGCCACGCAAGAAGAAACCTGTATCATATGAAGTTGTTGAGTTGTTTGCCAAAAGTAAAATATGGCAATTTGTGGTAGCCAAGAAAGGCCGTGGACTTATTGTTGAAAGGTTTCTCATAGAAAATCACGATGATGAGAACCCAAGCTGGGCCAAAATCCGCGCAGAAGCCAGATGTGGAGAACTCAATGCAAACGCAACTCAAGGTTAGAACAGAGTTTTCCTTTGGTTGGACTTATGGTCCTGTCAAGAAGGTTGTTGACAGGCTCAAAGAGTTGGACTGCAAAGCCGCAGCTATTACTGATCGCAACTCAGTATTTGGCCATGTACAGTGGAACAAATACTGCAAGGCTGCAGGTATTAAACCATTATTTGGTGTTGAGCTAGCATTTATACATGACATCAACGAGCGCCAGAAGCGACAAAATCTATTCTGGATACCTATCATAGCGCGCAACAATGCAGGGCTCAAAGAAATATACTCTGCTGTTGAAGAAGCATCAAGTCATTACTACAACAAGTTCATCAGACTTCCATTCAATAGATTACAAGATTTTAGTCAAGATGTCATTGTATTGTCAGGTAATTCAGGATTAGGCCCAAGCCATAAGATAGGCTGCCCATACTACGGTGAGGGTCATTCGGCGACCGCTCCTTGGATACTTAATGGACATAACATAGTCCCAGTGTCCGACAACTTTATGATAGTGCCTAGCGATAGATCAGCATATGAAATACTGGCCAGGAGGAACAGCAATAATAGACCATCGCCTATGCATATATTGGATGAATGGAGTTTGAGAAATGAAATTGACCTAGATGATAGTTGCTTTGATCTAGCCAATAGACTTGCAGAAGAATGCAATGCAGAGATACAAATAGCAACCAACATTAAATACAAATCAGATAAGACATTACGTGAACTATGCCTAGAAGGCTGCTCCTGGCGCCAGTTAGAACTCAATGATGAATATGCAGAAAGGCTCAACAAAGAATTGGACCTCATACAAAGTAAAGGCTTTGAGGACTATTTCTTTGTTATTGCTGATTTGGTGACCTATGCTAAAAGACATATGCTTGTCGGCCCTGCACGGGGTAGTTCTTGCGGTTCTCTTGTATGTTATTTGCTGGGGATTACGGACATTGATCCTATACCTCATGGCTTAATCTTTGAACGGTTCATCGATGTCACACGCCATGACTTGCCAGATATTGATATTGATTTCCAAGACACAAAACGAGAGATGGTGTTTGACTATTTGATTGATAAGTATGGAACAGATAATGTTGCAAGATTGGGAACAGTTCTGCGTTATAAGCCCAAGTCAGCAATAGGACAAGCAGCCAAATCCTTAAGTGTCCCTGACTTTGAGACCAAAGGTCTCAAGGACTCAATGCTCAAGAGAAGCAGTGGTGACTCAAGAGCCATGCTATGTATCATGGATACTTTCTCTGAGTTAGAGATAGGCAAGAAATTCATTGAGAAATACCCTGCTATGAAGATAGCGGGAGACTTGGAAGGACATGCATCTACAACAGGGAAACATGCAGCTGGCGTCATTATTACTAATGAGCCCATAGTCAATTATGTTGCTAGAGATGTCCGAACCAATACAACACATCTCGATAAATGGGATGCTGAGCTAGTCAATCTAATGAAGATTGATGCTTTAGGTCTCAAGACATTATCCATTATTGACGATACACTGAAGGCTATTGGTTGGACATACGATCAACTGCTCAAGCATCCATTAGATGATGACAAAGCCTTTGAAGTATTGCGCAAGTTTCAGTTCTGTGGTATCTTCCAGTTTGAAGGTCAGGCGCTACAAACCCTGGCCAGGAGATTACATGTTGATCGCTTCGATGATATTGCTTGTTTGACTGCATTGGCGAGGCCAGGGCCATTTGCTTCTGGCGCCAGTAATACATGGGTGAATAGAAGAATGGGCAAGGAGCCTGTAACCTTTATTCATCCATCAATGGAGCGATATACCAAGGACACTTATGGCATCATTGTGTATCAAGAACAAGTAATGAATTGTGTCAGAGAAATTGGATTGTTGACTTGGGAAGATACTTCAACATTGAGAAAGGCAATGAGTAAATCTTTTGGGGTAGAATATTTCGATAAGTTCTGGCAAAGGTTCAGAGAAGGAGCAACATCACAAGGCATTGATGAAGATACAGCAAAGAAGATATGGGATAGTGTCAACAAGATGGGTTCTTGGGCTTTCAATAAATCTCATGCTGTGGCTTATGGAACCCTCTCTTATTTTTGCTGCGTATTGAAAGCACATTTCCCTATTGAATTTGCATTGGCCAATATTCGCAACTTTGGCTTTGAGGACAGTATCAAGAGATACTTGCGAGAGTTAGATCGTGCTGGTTATGGCTTCAAGACTTATGATCTTGAGAAGAGCGATATTGATTGGACATTTAAGGATGGATATTTCCTTGGAGGTTTAATCAACATTAAAGGCATAGGTCCAAAGAAGGCTCAACAGATACTCCTGGCCAGAAGCGAGGGACGCGATTACAAATGGCCTGAAGAAATTACAACGCCATACGACAATACTTTTGAGGGGCGTGACAGAATAGTTCCATTGGTTGATGAAAAATTTAACTTGAAAACACCTCTAGCAGATATATGGAATATGTCTGAAAAGTTTGAAGGTCAAATACGCTTTATTGCTAAGGTTGTACATCGAAATGAAAGATCATTGAATGAGGCTATGTTTCTTGTTCAACGCAATAATATCATAGTGCCTAATGACAAATGGCTTACTTTATTATTGGAGAATGATCAAGGAAATGTCTATGCAACAATATCAAGATTCAAATATCCATCAATGGGTATTCCTATGATCAATGACTATCAAATTGGTGATTGGTTTTTGTTCAAGGGTCTAGTCAGGGAGGGTCGCAGAATTACTATTGAGGAATATAGGTATCTATCAAGTGGTGTTGCAACCACATTTGAAAAGAGTTACAAGAAACACTAGAGAACACCTAGACGCCGAGGGCACCTAAAAGAAAACAGCCCCTTTACTTTCGCCCGCTCTAAGGTTATTCTCGCTTTATTACGCTTAGTAAGAACCCTACTGCGAGGATGCGTAAGAAAGCGTAATAAAGCGTCCTATGGAGAAAGTAATGGAAAAGATTGATCCTGTTGGAAGTAAAGTTAAACTCAGAAAGGATACTGGGAGAACCAAAGCTGATCATCAACTTAGAATGAAATGTGACAAATGTGGAGATACATTTTGGAGTTCTAGAAAATGGGCTAGATTTTGTTCAAGAGGATGTAGAGTCAATTATCATTATGACAAGAAATGGGAAGCAAGCAATGGAAAGCAAATACAAATTGATAATGGCTAAATATGTAACATTAAATGGTAAAGTAATAGTCAAACCAGAGTATAAGGAAATGCAATATCCAATTGGGCCTCAAGAGCCAACTTGGTTTGAAATTCCAATTAAGAAACAATATTCTATTCCTTGGAGAAAGCCATATCGTTATAAGATCAAATCTGATAAAATTGCTAACAAGGAAATCAAACAATATTTGAATGTCAAGAGATACAGACGATGTTATACTTGCAATAAACGGTTTCTTGTTCCTGATTTATCGGATCAAAAATATCATCATTGTAAACAATGTAGGAGTGAATCATGACTAACCTTGAAAGACTAGCAAGTGCAATAATACTGTTCTACAGATACCAATGGTGGACAGCTGAAACTAGAGCGCAATGGAAAGAGCTTACCAACAGTGATGAAATAACAACATTTACTCTAGTCAATCTGGCCAAGGAAATGATCAAAGAGCCAAAGCAGGAGCTTGTGCCTGTTGCATCGGGGCCATGCCCTGAGTGTGCCAATGTTGAATACTGCATATCAGTGGGCATATGCTCCAACCACTGGAGGAAGCTAGAGCCAACAAAGGATGCAAAATGATATACACAACAAAACCATATGATCATCAAAAAGAAGCTCTTGAACTAGCCTATCCAAATGTCGCATTCGCCTTGTTCATGGAGATGGGAACAGGCAAGAGTAAGATCATTGTTGATGAGATTGTAAACCTCATTGAAGAAGATAAGATCAATTGCGCTATAGTTGTAGCACCAAATAATGTTCATATCAATTGGAAGTCAGAGTTCATTAAACATGGACCTCCTGACTATGATAAATGGGCAATACAAATATGGAGGTCAGGTCAATCGGCAGAAAAGCGAGAGAAGGAAACCAAAGACATTATAGCTTCAGGCAAGTGTCTCATATTCCTGATAAATATTGAAGCATTATCTGCAGCTTCTGGAACAGAATATTTGAGACGCATTCTGGCGGCCAGGAGAAAGTCATATATGGTTATTGATGAAAGCCACAAGATCAAAACTCCTGGCGCTGCCAGGACAAAGAATGTCATAGCTCTGGGAGCATTTGCTTACATTAGACGTATTGCTACAGGGACAGAAGCTGAGGAAGGCATTGAGAACCTTTACTCACAATTCAAATTCCTCCATAATGAAATACTTGGCCATAGAACGTTTGCATCATTCCGATCTATGTACTGTAAAATGGGAGGCTATGAGTTCAGAGAGATTATTGGTTATCAGAACAAGGACATACTTGCAAATAGAATTGCGCCCTATGTTTATCAGAAGCGCAAGAAGGATTGTCTAGACTTACCTGACAAGGTCTATGTCACTCATGAAATAGATATGACAAAGGAGCAAGAAAGAATATACAATCAACTTGAGGAAGAATTACTGCTTGTATTGGAGAATGGTGAGCTTGTTGATGCCACAGAAGCCATGACAAGGATTATGCGACTACAGCAAGTATTGTGTGGTCACATCAACAGTTCCAATAATCCTAATGCATCAGAGTTCATTCCGTCCAATAGGGCTGATCTAGCATCAGAGATAGTGCAAGAAGACTCTGGCAAAACATTGATATTTTGCCGCTTCATTAAAGATGTAGAGCTAGTGGTTACAAACCTAGCTAAGAACAACATTGGGAGTATCGGACTATCCTCGATGGTCAACATCCGTAATAGGATGTCAGAAATAGACCGTTGGCGCCAGGAGGATCATCTCAAAGCCTTAGTAATGACCACTGCTACTGGCGGCGTTGGACTTACACTTAATGAAGCCAATAATGTTATCTTCTATAGCAATAGTTGGTCTGGCACAGATAGGAAACAAGCCGAAGATAGATGCCATAGAATTGGGCAAACAGAGAAGGTCACTTATCACGACATCATTGTTCGCAAATCTATTGATCATAAATTACTCAGAGCACTTCGCAGTAAAGATCAGCAATCTATAGAATTCAGAAACCTAATTGATATTGTGCGCTTCTTGAAAGAAGACATTTGAGAAAGACCGGCAGTATAGGGCGGGTGGCAAACTATACTGCCGGCTTCCTACCACATTGCGCCAGAGGCTCCGCAGCCTAGGTTCAATGTGAATTGTAATCCGCTCACCCACTTAAGCGTTCTTGCGGATTACGGGGTTCCAGCATCAAGTCTAGCTTTAGCTGGCAATGTTTTAATAGTTCCATTGCTTGGATCAACCCAGGGCCAAGTATAGCCTGAAAAGAAACTTGGGGCAGAGTCAAGATACATAGAGTCAGGCAATGCATGAGCAGTATCGTCTGTTGCCCATTTCTGTGAGTTGGTCACAAAGTCATAATTGCCATTGCGAATAGTTGATGGCGGCACTTTTGGATCAGTTCCCTGTGGCGATATGTCCATCCAACCTAGTGCCCATATTGAAGTCTTGGGGAACCTATTGGGCCCACCATTGTCTTCATATACCCAACCATTCATCTTGCCTGGAGTTCCAAACACATTGCCCAAGAAGGAGAACCAATAAGAATAGGTATGTGGCGATGCTGCGCGCAATAAACCACAGCAGCCTTTTGTATCATCATAGGTAGGCCCACCAAGAGATTTAAATGGCGCTCGAAAACCAGTCAAGTAATTGCGGAAGAATGTCATGTAAATCGAATTGCCGTGAGTTGAATCGCTCTCAGCATTAAAGCTCAAATTACCTTCAAACAATACATGATGGGGTCCAACCATATGGGAAGCATTGATGCCGGTTTCAACCCAAGTTTGATCATTGATATAGGCGTCATCCATGTAGTTATAGGCAACAACAGAACCTGCGCCAGCAGATTGTGCTACTATAACCTTATTGGCAAGCATTGAAATATTGTTTTGAATCAATATCTCAGATGATTCCCAATTCAACATAATATTGTAGCCAGCACCACCATTAACTGGCCAGGCAGCTTCATGAAAATAATTGCCATCTAGTTGCACGCGGAATGATGCGCTAATTGTTACTCCACCATTAAGATAGAAGCGGCTTTCACTATTCTTCATCCAACAATAGGCGCAACCTTCAATACGAATATTGGCATTGTCGGCATACTCCATAGTCAAGTCTTCAACACCAGCATTAGTCGTCATATTGGTCAAGTAATACAGCTTGGCTTGATTAGCAACACGATAAGAAATCATTACTGGTGAATCAAAGGTAATTGTGTTACCAGCAATGGACTTAATCTGTTTGACTTCATTAGTTGGTCGATCACAAAAGGAGAACCAACATCCTGCTGATCCACTATCAGATGGATATGAACTACTCCCAAAATCATCTGCTGGCCCTTGCGGCTTGTGCTTTTGCCAAACAACGCGACCATCAGGAGATGCCCAAATTTGATATTGTGTCCAGAGCGGATCAGGTTGCCAACTTGCTCCTGATGCTTCATTCAACAATACAAATTGACCAACTTGAAAACCACTAGTATTGGCAACTTGTACAGTCGTTCCGCCCTGAACAGCATCAGAACTCAATGCAGTTCCTGCTGAGCTATCTACTCCACGACCAAGAGCAATAAGATGAGATTGCTGTGAGCCTGGGAAATAGCTACCCATTGTAGCGCCACCAGTTCTATGCAGTATAGTCTTACCCAATCCAGCGCCACGCAATGTAATACTCTTGCGTTCAATATAAAGCGTCTTGCCTTCTGGCAAGGTAAATGTGCCAGCAGCAAGTTTTACAAATTGATCATTAGGACAACTGTTAATCGCATTTTGAATATTGGACGTATCGTCCTGACCATTGCCCCTAGGATTAATTGTGGAACCACATTGAGTTGTTCTATTTAGTATGCCACCAACAGATAGCATACCAGCCTTCTTCCAATTGGCAGAAGCATCGCGATCAGGAGGCAATAGACCTGTTACTGGTGGCTGATTATCAGTAGTAACAGTTATGGATAAAGTGGTATCAGCAGCTAAGGCAATGCCCATGCTGCCCAATAGAAATATGAATATATACTTGATCATGGAGTAGCTCCAATGGTCAAGGAATAGTTGCCAGCCTTATTGAGTGCATTACTACCAACAACAAGATTGCCGTTTTTGATAGTAAAGGCATCGTCTTGTGGCCCACTATTCTGTGTTATGGTCAATGCGCCTTGCCAATCTGCCGGCTGTACAATCAAAGGACAAACAACTTGACCTGCTGGCGGAGAGGCCAATGTATATGAAGTGCTAGTTCCACATTTAACAGATGTCGAGTTTGAGGTTTGGATAGTGATAGTGATTGACAGTGTAGATTGGGCTGCATAAGCATTGACAGAGAACAGGGAAAGTATAGCTGCGAACACCCACTTCATTTTACCTCTCCTTATGGTCCTTTGGAATGATCAGATTTAGTCAACAGTTTTATAGCCTCCATTGGGACGCTATTAGCACATGCTGCCATTAATGGCATCAACACTCTTTCTCGCGCAGAATTTTGTTTGTCGGATAACCAAAACAATCCCATAACAAATATCATGTTCAGCACTAAAACGGCAAGGTTTTCTGGCGATACTCTTGATACAGTAGAACGGACTGTGGACCAGACACCACCACTCCCACCATTGCCGGTAGACTGACTCACTGTTGCTCCTGGGGGCCAGGAGGTTTAATCATTAAACTACTAATGCCATCAAGACCAACAGGCCGACCACTAGCCAATATTGCTAGTTGTGATTCATATATATTATGTTCTTCTGGCGAGAAGAAATTGATAAGACGCTCTGGAGGATCAGGAGGATTGTTTTCAGACATAGTATTCTCCTTTATGTGATAAGGCCACCGGCATTAGTTCCAGTTGTAGCCACTGTAGATAATGTTGCAGGAAGTCCTGTTGCAGTTGGAAATATAGTCAAATTGGCTTTAGTATTGATTAATCCAAATGATGTTGATATCCAAGAATTTGGCGTAGTGATATTTCCTTTGTTGACAATATTCATGCTCCAGGTATTTATAATACCGCTTGCTGAAGCATATTCAAAAGCAGTACTGAAGGTAACTGCATTTAATACATTGATAGTGATCAAAGCATTGGTTATTATACCAGCAGTATCAACAGTTATATGTATGTTTGAACCACCATATATGTCATATTGTGTTGAAGCGCCATTGGCTGGGTATGCTGTTGCCCCTGAAGCGCAATAGATATGAGATTGGGTGCAAGGACCAAAGGCTATTTGATCATATAAGAAAATTGAGGAGCGAACACAAACTACGCCTCCTGGATATGCAACATAATCCCCACCACTACCAGTGCCCTCAACTGATACGCCTTTTGCAACAAGAAGAGCAGAAGAATCAAGAGCAATTGCAGGACCAGCAGTATTCCTTATGATATAGTTGCGCTTATTAAGAACATCACCAATAACAGTAATTGTGCCATTGAAAAATCCACGTAAAGCAACTGGAGCATAAGTCCCAGCAGTCTTCAACTGGATGAAGATATTCTGCCCACCACCATCAATCTTATTGTAAAGATAGTTGATGGCAAACTGTATTGTTTTCCAAGGCTTGAGATTAGATCCATCACCAGCTATATCATCACCAGCAGAAACATCAATATACAAAGTCAACGGTGATGTAAGGTATCTTCTATTGAAACTCAATATAGCATCGCGTAATATAGTAAGTGGTGTGTCTGCACTTACCAAGCTTGCTTGTTTAATTACTTCATCAATCTGGCTGAAGAGCCAATTATCTTTCTGATCCCCCCAGGCCTGTGTGGAATTGAATTGCTCTACTGTTGGTGGTGCTTGTCCAATATAAGACCAGCCGGCAGCTGCTTGTGCATCAGTGGGATCATTTATTGATCCAGCAGACGCCCAAACCTTCTTGAAACGATCAAACCATGCTGGCATAAAATCTTACTCCTGGCGCGCTGCTTTTACCACTGTCGCGTGTTGATCAATCTGGTTCTCTCTGCACATCATTGAATAACCATCTCTTGGACCTCCAATAATCATAGAAATCCAACGTTGTGCCTCACCATCAAATACAGTAATGACAGAAACTTCTTCACTGATCTTGTCAGTAATGTGTTCTTCGCTCATGCTGTAATACCTCGCTTCGCTAGTGTTGTTCGCCAAGAATCAGCAACTTGCTTCATCATAGATTGCGTCAACACGCCAGAAGCAATTAACACTGTAGCAATATCCATAGGATTTTGGCCTGTGGCTGCATCAATTGTATAAGACCCAAGACGCGGGGACATAGCAGGAACTGCAGTTAATGCAGTAGTTGTTACATAAGTAATGCTTTGTCCAGCTTGATTTTCAGTGAACTCCCAAAGAGTTACAGTGATACCAATTGCACCTCCTGCTGGAACAGTATAACCCAAT